TGCGATTCACTTCTTGGCATGGAAAAAAGGTCTGAAGACTCTATACTACTGCCGTAGTGAGAAACTGGCTAAAGCAGATAAAGTTTCGAAACGAATCGAACGTGATGTTATTAAAGAACTTGACATGAGCGCTATTGCTCAAGGCAACGAATGTTTAGCTTGCGAGGGATAAATGAAAAAACTATTACTAACCCTATTATTTGTTCCGTTAGTTGCATTTGCACAAAAAGAAAAGGCCGGTGTCACATACGATGTACTACTCACAAGAGTCATCGATGGCGACACCGTAGCCTTTCAAGCCAACTGGCTGCCTGACCCTCTTAAGAAAGAGTTGTCAATTAGAGTCTTTGGAGTCGATACTCCAGAAAAGGGATTTAGAGCAAAGTGTCCCCAAGAAGATGCTAGAGGACAGGCCGCAACCCAATTCACTAAAGATACGATTAATAAATCCCAAAAGAGACAGGTTGTTCTTATTGACTGGGACAAGTATGGTGGTCGTGTATTGGGAGATGTATTACTAGACGGAAAAAGTTTAAGAATGATGTTAATTAACAATGGTTTCGCCAGAGAATATTATGGTGAAGCGAAAACTTCATGGTGTTAATATGAAAAGAATTTTAAGATTTACAGCTTCATGGTGCCAACCATGTAAAGTATTGGCAAAAAATTTAGAGTCTGTCAAAAACAAAAACAATATTCCTGTTGAAGTTGTTGATATTGATGTTCATTCCGATATTGCCATGGAGTATGGTATTAGAAGTGTACCAACATTGGTGATGAAGGATGGCAATATAGAAATTAAGAGATTTAGTGGTGTTCGTTCACTTAAAGAATTAGAAGGTTGGATAAATGATTAAGAAATTAGAAACAAAACTCACGGATGAGCGCAACCATTTCAAGCCGTTTAACTATCCTTGGGCTTATGATGCATGGCTCAAACATGAACAGTCACATTGGCTTCATACAGAAGTTCCAATGGCTGAAGATGTGAATGATTGGAAAAAGAAACTAACGAATGAAGAAAAACAATTCTTAACACACATTTTTAGATTCTTCACGCAAGGTGATATTGACGTTGCTGGTGGTTACGTTCGCAACTATCTGCCGTATTTCCCACAACCAGAAGTGCGTATGATGTTGTCTGGTTTTGCCGCACGTGAGGCACTTCATATTGCCGCATACTCACATCTAATTGAAACTCTTGGTCTTCCAGAGACAACATACAATCAATTCTTGGATTACCAAGAAATGAGAGATAAACACGACTATGTTATGGACTTATCTTCGCGTAACGGAACAAAAGAATCAACAGCAGAACATATTGCTGTATTCTCAGCATTCACCGAAGGAATGCAATTGTTCTCCAGTTTCATCATGTTGTTAAATTTCCCAAGACAAGGCAAGATGAAGGGCATGGGTCAAATTGTTACTTGGTCAATTGTTGATGAGACTCAACACGCAGAATCCATGATCAAGTTGTTCCGCACATATATAGAAGAAAACAAAGAAGTTTGGAACGATGATCTCAAATCAAAAATTTACACCATTGCTGAACGAATGGTTCAGCTTGAGGATAAGTTTATTGATTTAGCATTTAGTTTGGGTAATATGGACGGATTAGATGCTGCTGATGTTAAACGTTATATCAGATACATTACTGATCGCCGTCTGATTAGTCTTGGACTCAAAGGCATTATGAAAGTTAAAAAGAATCCTCTGCCTTGGGTTGAAGAAATGATCAACGCACCCACTCACACAAACTTCTTTGAGAACCGTGCAACCGATTATGCAAAAGGCGCACTACAAGGAAATTGGGGTGATGTATGGGCACATTAAGTTTTAAAACTTTAAGGGAGATGACGGAAAGAAAGTATCCTGACGGTACAGCAATACCCCAAAATCTTCCACCAAAATACACACCAGCTAAAGGTGAAAAGAAGTGTTCAAATTGTGAGTACTATGTTCCTGCTACTAAAAATTGCAAACATTGGAAAGCTAAAGTGAGACCGACATACTGGTGTGCAAAGTGGGAACCAATAGAAAAGGACTAAAATGTTTGGATTAAAATGGGATATGACAAAATTGTTTATTGATACAATTCAAGGAGCAAAAAGTTATTATACCGATGAGATTGTGAAAGACGAAATATTAAATAAAGCCTGTCACGATTTTATAAAATCACAAACAGAATTTGCTTATATGTTAAAAAACAATTTTGTTAATGTATCTAAGTACTATGTAGATACACAAACAAATTATTTGTTTCCTAAAAGAGGGACTAAAGATGAACAAAACAATAACAGCGGAATGCCACAACTGTGAATCTTCTTATGATATAGAATATGTCGAAGAATTAACATCGGCAGATTATCCAGAATTTTGCCCGTTTTGTGGTGAACTGATAGAAGAAATTGCAGAATATGATGAAGACGATGAAGATTCGGACAATCAAGAATGGGATTAAGTTGGTTATATAATAATCAAGACTTCACCGAAGATTTGATTAATGAATATTATGGTTTTGTCTATAGAATCACAAATAACACAACTGGTAAACAGTATATTGGAAAAAAATTCTTTTATTCTTCAAAAACAAAGCAAGTTAAAGGAAAAAAGAAACGTTTTAAAATTTCCAGTGATTGGCAAACTTATTATGGTTCAAATGAAGAACTCAAAAAAGATGTTGCAACTTATGGTAAAGAAAATTTCAAAAGAGAGATTATGCATCTGTGTAAATCAAAAGGTGAATGTGGTTATCTTGAAGCAAAAGAACAATTCATTAATGGTGTGTTAGAAAGTGATATATATTATAATTCTTGGATTATGGTCAGAGTAAGAAAGTCGCACATCAAAGGATTGCAATGTTGAGTTATCTAGAAGATGTAACAGAGTATGACACATTATGGTTTCTACCAATAGAAGATGATGAATCTTCACTTCATGTAACATCAAATGTATATAAAGAGGCTGGAGAACCTATTGGTGGTAGTTCAATGGGTCCCGAATGGCATATAGTATTATTTAAATCAGAAGAAAACAATGTTGATAAACTGGATTACTTTGATGCGATATTGACGGATCCTAGAGAATACATTTCAACTTTAATACCACAAGGCTGGTATGGGTTGGTTGCTAGAAAAACAACAACCTCCAATAAATTTATTGAAAGTGTGATTGACAAGTTCAAAAACATGTGATAGAATTTGTGAAATTGAAACTTTATAAGGTTTGTTATGATTCTCGTTGATCTAAATCAGGTATTGTTGGCCGGCCTAATGGCACAAATCGCCAACCAAAAAGGAATTAAGCTGGAAGAGAGCCTGGTTCGGCACATGATCTTAAACATCATTAGGACTCATGTTAAAAACTTCCGTAACGAATACAATGAAGTTGTCCTTTGTTGTGACAACCGAAAATATTGGCGCCGCGAACTATTCCCTTTCTATAAAGCAGGACGCAAAAAGACTAGAGAAAAATCCGATTTGGATTGGCACCTCATCTTTGATATGTTGTCAAAATTCAAACAAGAACTAAAAGAATATTTTCCCTACAAAGTTGTTGATGTTGAGGGTGCCGAAGCTGACGATATTATTGGTACTCTTGTGCCTCGTCACATTATGCATGAAAATATTCTAATTATCTCTAGTGATGGTGACTTCCTGCAATTGCAACAATACAATACTTCATCAAGCAAGTATGCCGTCAAGCAATATAATCCTTCACAGAAAAAATTTATCATTTCTGAAAATCCTTTGATGGAATTGAAAGAAAAAATCATTCGTGGTGATAAAGGTGATGGCATTCCAAATATTTTGTCACCATCTGATTGCTTTGTTCGCGAGTTGCGTCAAACAACAATTTCCAAAATCAAATTGGAAAAGTTGATGGAGAAAAACTACGCCGACTGGGATAACGAAAATGAAAAGATTGGATTTTCAAGAAATCAAGCACTAATTGATCTCAGTAATATTCCAAACGATATCAAAGACAAAATTATAAATACCTATGAGGAAGTCAAACCGGCCTCTAAGAGTAAGATTTTAGATTATTTGATAGCCAACAAACTTAAAAATTTAATTGAAGTAATTGAGGATTTTTGATGAAAACACTGTATGAAGTATTTGATGAATTTGAAAATGCTAAAAGCAAAAAAGAAAGAATGCAAGTAATTGGCAATAACTTGTCACAAAC